TGGATCAGCGACCAGATCCGCAAGGGTTGTTGCGACCATTAACTTCTAACCCCCGCAAGCTGACTTCCCGCCATCATCCGCGACATCTGGCGGCGCAAGGTGACGATTTCATCTTTCATCTCGTTTACTGCGCCGATCAAGTCAGATGCGTTTCCTTTGATTGGCGCAATGGTTCCATCCCGCTGGGGGATGAACATTTCCTCGCCACGCTCGCCAACTCTAACGCTATCCCCGGCGTGAACGTTTGCGCCCGTCATCCCGGCTAAATAAGGCGAGGCTTCGCTGTAAAGGTTTGCAAAGCTGTCTGATCTATTGGTTGAAAAGCTGCCCTTGCTGCGCCCCATACCGCCGGTAACGCCAAGGATCATGTCACTAAGCGACGATGATAACATATCGGTGAAGCTATCCTTGGCAAATTCTATCCCGACCGATGTGGCGATGGATGATAGGCTTGCGCCAGATCCTAAAATGCCAGAGGCGAAAGAACTCGACATTCCATTTCCAACCGCTGCCGCGAAACCTTGCCCAGCTCCAAGGTTGGCAAAGACAGCCGATCCAATCCCCGGCAAGACAAAAGGAAGCGCAAGCGCCGCGATGGTTGTAAGGTCACCGCTCATTATGCCTTCAACCATTCCGCGAATGGCATCGGTGACAACTCCAATCACATCACTAATCGCATCGGAAATATCGTCAATAACATCTTCGATAATACCGATTAGATCAAAATCAATGCCGAAAGTATCTTTAATAATACCGCCAAGGAAAAACCCCGGCGTTATTGATTCCATTATGCCTTTACTGATGCCCATGCCACCGCCCGGCATTTTCCCGGCGTTTACTGCATCAAAGAAACCTGTGCCGAACTTATTAACGCTGGCAGCGTTTACAACGTATTCGCCAGATGAAACCCGCGCCAAAACGTCATCCGCTCTTGGCCCACCAGAGCCGGGAACCATGCCACCATCAGCGAAGTTAAGCGTTGGGAATACATCGCCAAGGAAGTTCAAGCCTGTGGTAATAACAGCCTTTGCCGCAAGGTCAGCCAAGCCCTTCTTGATGGCATCGGTGAACGTTCCAAAATCCAGTTTTCCCGTTTGGAAGAAGTCAGAAAGCGTATCTTCAAGGGAGTCAAAAGAGCCGGTGACAAAATCAGCCATATTTGCGGCATTGTCAGAAATCGCCTCGTAATAATCTTTGACGCCTTTGATCGCACCCGCGCCATAGCTTTTTTCTGTTTCCGCATTCAAATCAACCATCGCGCTAGTTACATCCGCAACAGCGTTTTCATATTCTTTGGCGCTGATTATGTTTGTCGCAAGTGCCTGATCTAGCAGCGTTTGTCGATCATTTAGGTCTTCCATCGTGGTGTCTAGACCAAGCGACTCCCGCGCCATTTGGTTTAAGGCATCAGTCATTTCGTCGGATGTTATTTTGCCAGATGCAAAAAGCTGTTCTAGGATTTCAGTTTCTTCGCCAAGCTCAGACAATGCAGTCGTTACCGGCGCGAACTTCTTTTGCAGTCTATTGAACGCGGCTGTATAGTCAGCGGTTGCGGCCGCGCCTGTGTTTATTTGACCAGTCGCGCCTGTTATTAGTCTTACCAGTTCTGGTAGGGTTTTATTAACGGATGTAACGCCGGTTTTCATGTTCCCGGATTCGGCTGTAAACTCTGCCGCCGCTGCCTCAATATCAACAAGCTCAAGGCCAAGGCTGTTCATGGCCGTTTCAAATAGGTTTGTTATTTTGATGCTATCAAGGAAAGTTTTAAGCTGCTCTTTCGCTTTTTCTTTTAGATTATCTGTCGCTAATGTCGTGACAGCGATTCCTGCCGCTGCCGCCGCAAGCGTTACCTTCCAATTTTGCGTGGCTATTCTTACCGCTGTCAAAACGATTTGTGATTGGACGATTGCCCTTGTGAACTTGATTATCTGGTTTCCGACAGCCAGAATTTTTCTAATTACAAAGACGCCGAAAACAACGTCCAGAACCGTGCCAATCATTTTAAGATTATCAAAAACCAAAACCAGCGTGGCATCCATTAATAACAACGCATAAACCAGTTTGTTAGAAACTTGCTGAGCAAGCGCGTTATTCCCAGAAATAAATTCGCTGATCTTTCTAATGGTTTTTACTAAGGCAGCGCCAAGGCCAGCTTCGCCCACCGCAAATTGAAACTCGTCAACATTATCTCGCAAATTGGTAATTGCCCCGCCCAGCGTGAGCGCCTGACGCTCTGCCGCCCCAGAAAATGCAATTTCTCCAATTTCGGTCAACGCCGCCAGTATTGAATCCGCGTCATTGTTTACGGTTTTTGTCAGATCACCAATGCTGAAGGTGATTTTATCACCCTCTTTCCCGGCTTTTATACCAAACTCTTTCAGCCGCTCAAACTCGCTAACAGACGCATCCGCTACTGCTTCCGCAAACTGCATGATGCTTTTGGATGTACCAGCAGAAATATCCGCAAAAACTCCAAGCTGCGAAACGGTCGGAGTAATTCCACGCGAGACTAAAACGTTGAAACCGTCCACAACTTCAGAAAGCGCGAATGGCGTTGTTTTAGCGAAGTCTTTAAGAATATTAAACGCCGTGTCAGCATCATCAACGCTATTGGTGAATGACGTAAGTGACGATTTAAGGTTTTGAAACTTCTTATTAACTTCAAGTAAGTCGCGGATGAATACAGCGCCGAAAACAACGCCTAATCCAGCCGCGACTTTTGTAAGGTTTGCAAAGGCTGTGTTTGTTGTAGCGAGCGAGGATTTTAAAGTTCTAAACGCCGCCTGAGTTTCGTCTCTAGCGCCTAGTTTTAGCTGTAGCCTGTTGTCTGCCATTTTTATTCATCGCCTGTTTTTGTCGGTCTGATTGTATTCTAACATAAACAGACCATTCCAAAAATTCATCAATAGACATTTCGGCTTCAATTTGTTCGACCGTCTTGCCCAGCTTTTCAGCGAGAAAAAATAAAAACTGACGTTCCTCGCTCTGCCTTAGTTTTTTTCCAGATCCTCAGCGTTTGAACCCATGATCTGATTGGCAATACGAGCTAGTACACTTGCGTCAACTTGACCGCGTAGTGCCGCTTTATCGCCAATCTGGAAGATTTTATTTCCATCATTATCCAACGCTTTTAGAACTAAAACCTCTGCAAGAGCATCTGCTTCCGATTGGTTTTTAACCGCAAACTGCAACTTGCCTTGATCCTGCAAAGTAAATGGTCGGCAATAGAACGTGAAAGGTTGACCATCATCATCAGCCCACTCAGGAACTACGATTTCCTTAATGGGCTGATTTTGATAATGGGCCTTTGCGCGTTCTATAACGCCCATGCCTTTAGATTTAGAATTAGCCGCCATAATTCATTTTCTCCTAGTTATGCAACAGTGCCTTCAGTCAAGGCACCAGTTCCTTGGAACGTAATGCTGGCTTCTACTAAGCCATCAAAAGATCCGGTGATTGTTCGACCAGTAACTAAGACCGTTCCGCTTAGTTTATGGTCGCCAGTGGTGTTACCTTCCATCTGGATGTTCAAGGTTGCGCTTGTGCCAACGGTTAAAGCGCCTTGACCAGATGTGTCAGTATCATCAAAGAAAACATCCGCTGAACCGCTAAACGATTTTAAACTCGTTTTATAGGTTCTGGCGCTATCGCCCATGCTGGTGTCTTCTAGGGTGTCCATCGTTTCATCGATAGAATATGAACGAACTTCGGCAACTTGGTCAGTTCCAACCAAGATCACCCCATCGCTTCCGCTAAATGTAGCCATTTTTAATCCTCACTTTTGGGGGTTGATTTAACGGCTTTCGCCGCTTTCGGTTTGGATGATCGGGGTGAAGCCGTCCATCCTTTAGCCTCAAATGAAGCTAAATCTTCTGCGCTTATCTCAATCGGCTCCCCGCCGCTTGGTGGATAAACTTGCATTCTTTTTGCCATTTTCACGCCCTTTCTAATAGACCGTTTCCGCATCTGTTTCCGTGGTAGAATACAGAATTTCGTAAGAAAAGCGACCCACGAATAGAGGGCGCTCGCCTTCACCAGCAAAGTCAGCTTCAAAGCCGATCAGCCGGGTGTCCTTTGCCAAGCCGCCCCTGGTCAAATCAGTTGTCATCGCCGCTTCTATTTGCGCCGATATAGTATCCAAAACATCATCCGCGTTTGTATTTTCAACATACGCTTCTACTGAC